GGCTCATGTGCTCGATGCGATCGCGCGCCAGCCAGGGCCCACTGATCAGGTTGGCGTCGGCGTCCTGCAGGGTGAGCGGGTCGGCGAAGGTGAGCGTGCCGGCGTCGAGGTCGGTGGTGTACTGGGCCGGGTCCAGCTCGGTGTCGCCGTCGGCGCCGTAGACGATGATCTCGGCCTGGTGGTCGCGGTCGAGCGCGATGGTCTCGCCGGCGGTGGGCGTGGTGAGGCTGGTCTCGGCGGTGTGGTTCAGCACCGCCACGTCGCCGGGCCGGAAGATGGGCACGCGCCCGTCCTGCGGCAGGCGCACCGGGTCGAGGCCGACGATTTCAGGGTCCAGCGGCAGGGTGCGCAGGCCCACGGCGTTGTAGCGGATGTCGCCCAACAGGCTGGCGAACTCGGCGTCGAGGGTGACGAAGCCGCTCTGGCTGTCCACCTCGCCGGTGAGCTGGTTGCCGCTGCCGTCCTCGCCGGTGATCACGCCGTTTGCGTCCGCTTCGGCGGTGACCAGCTCGCCGTTGCTGAGGTTGTTCAGGGTGAGCTGCAGCGAGCCGGCGCGGATGGGCGCGATTTCGGTGCGGAATTGCACTTTCTCCGTGCCTTGGGGCCGGTCGCCCACCAAGCAGGCGCGCACGGTGACGGTGCCGCCGGGCGGGTCGTCGAACACCGCCGAGGCATTGGCATAGTCAATGCTGCCGACCGCAACGCCGGCGCCGGTGGCCGGGTCCAGGTTGTTGAACAGGGTGCCATCGCGGTCGATGAAGGTCTGGCCACCGGCTTCCAGGAGCACGGAGCCGGGGAACACCATTTCAGCGGCGCCGACGTTGGCCAGCTGCAGCTCGGCGTCGTCCACGGCCAGTTCCTGGCTGGTGCTTTGAAAGCCGCTGATGTCGTTCAGCGCCGCCACGGTGACGTCGCCACGCAGCTCTTCGCGCCGCAGTTCGGTGCGGGACTGCTCGCCGCCGATGGCGAGGTAGCGCACGTCGATCTCGTAGCTGGCTTCCAGGTCCGGGATGCTGACGTCGCCACTGGTGTAATCGATGGTCCCGGCGGCGCTGACAAACCCGCCGGCGCCGTCGTCCTGCAGGGTGCGCTTGATCAGACGCTCGCGCTCGCCGTCGTTCCAGCCGCTGTGCCAGCGCCGCGCCACGTACCAGGTGAGCCGCACGGTGCCCGCCTCCAGCGGCGCGTCGGGGATGGTGAAGGTGCCGGCGCCACCGCTGATCTGCGGGGTGACCTGGGCGGTGACGCCGTCGCCGGTGTCGCCGGCGGCGGTGAGGGTGCCCACGGTGACGCCGCCGCCGGGCTTGAGCCGGATCTCGCCGGTGGCGTAATTCACGGTGCCGGTGGCGCCGGTACCGGTGAGGTTGCCTACCCCGTCGTCGGTGACGTTGATGGTGCCGCCGCCGTTGGACACGGTGAGGGTTTCCGGCGCCACCGCGGCGCCCAGGCTGAGGGTGAGCTCCGGGTCCGGGTCGGCGAACTGGGCGGTGCCGGCGCGCACGGCGAATTCACTGCCGGCCTGGCTGGCGTAGCGGTAGACCAGCGGGGTGTCCACGTCCGGCTGGCGGCTCAGGGTGACCAGCACGGTACCGGTCTGGAAATTGAGGGTACCGGTGCCGATGCCGGTGAGCACACCGTCGCCGCGATCGCGCAGCTCGTTCCAGCGGCCCAGGGCGCGGTAGGCGAGCACGAAGGTGCCCGGGCGCGGCGGCAGCGCCGCCAGATTGAGCGTGTAGTTCAGGCCCCGGTTGGTGGCGTCGATCATCAGGGAACCGGTGTCGCAGGCCATCTGCACGGGGGCGCCCGGCTCGTAGGTCCAGGAGGCGCTGCCGGTGAGGCTGTTGGCCAGCGTGATGCGACCGCTCAGGTAATCGACGATGCTGTCCTGCTGGCCGCCGGCGCCGGAGACCAGCGTCAGCCCGCCGGCGTTGTCGTCGCGGTAGGTGCTGCCGGCGATGTTGAGCACCAGGGTGCCGGGCACGATGGCGCGGCGGGTGAACAGGCTGGCCTGGTCGTCCAGGCCGCTTGCGTTCTCGGTGACGGTGCCCTGCCCCGCACGGATCACGGTGGTGTTGTTGCCGCCGGCGAGCCGGTCCACCAGAGGGATCTCGTTGGTGGCCACCGGCACCAGCTGGGAGAAGACCGTGTCCACGGTGATTTCCCGGTCGCCGATGGCCGGCGCGCTGGCGAGCCGGGCGACGCCGTAATACTGGGCCACGTCCGCCACGTCGGTGGCGAACACCTCGCTGATCTGCCGGCTGCCGCCGCCGGTAAGCAGGGTGTTGCTGGTGACGACCACGCCCCCGGGCCGCGCTTCACCGCTGGGGAAATCGAACAGCAACGGGGTGTCCAGGCCCATTTCCAGGCGCCAGCCCTTGAAGGTCTCGTAGGCGTTGCCGCTCTGGTAGATGAAGACGGACTCGGTGACCGTGACTTCATTCAGGCGGACGTACTGCTCGTTGCCGGTTTGCGGGTCGCGCAGCACGAAAGTCTCGCCAACGCGCGGGGTGTCGCTGATCACCAGCGGCTGGAAGCCGACCAGCGAGCGCGAGCCGGCGAGCTGGTTGCCCAGCAGTTGCCAGGTGGCGGTGCCGGCGGGCACCAGGTAGCTTTCCAGGAAGTCGCGGGCATCGCGGCGTTCGTCGGTTTCGCTGTCGGTGTCGAACAGGGTGACGGACACGTTGGGGTCTTGCGGCGCCTTGGTGAGTACAACGTGGGCTCCCAGATAGGGAGCGTTGTCATTGGTGCCCAGGCCTGTAAACACCTTGCGCAGGCTGGTGTTGCCGGTGGCGCGGTCGAGACGGCTGATGTCCTCGAAGACGTTGTTTACCTGGCCGGGCTGCACTTCGTTGCCGGTGGCGCGGCCGCCGCCGTCTTCGGTGTCGGTGAGCCGTTCGCTCTGGAACAGCTTGACGTCGCTGGCGCTGAGACTCATGCGTTGTTGTCCTCGAGAATAATCAGGTTGAGGGCCAGTTCGTAGGGGTGGGTGGCGGCGTATTCGGTGCGCTCGCCCACGGGAATCAGCTCCACGGCGACGCCGTTGCGGCAGTCGAACGCCACGCTGTAGGTGCGCCCGTCGTCGAGGGTGACGGGCCAGGCGACGCCGGGCTGCGCCGCCTTGGCGCGCAGGGCCTGGCCGGTCTGGCGGTCCACCCAGGCGCCGGTGAGGCGCATGGGGGTGCCGAGCGGCTGGGCCTGTTCATAGAGAATCGGGTTGCCGGTGACGCCCCGGACCAGTTCCTGCGCGACCTGGGCCTCGCCGAACTCATTGACCCAGACCATGTTTTCGATGGTGATGTCGTCGAGGGTCATGATTGGGTGCTCCGCAGGCCGGCTTCGGACAGCAGCTTCAGAAAGGCGGCGTCTTCACCCTCTGCGGCGGTGACGGTGACGCGGTCGCCCCGGTCGTTTTTCAGGGTGACCTCGGTTTTCCGCACGGGCTGGCGCTGGGCCTGCTCTTGCTGCTGCTGGAGTTGCTCGTTGCGCTGCTGGTCGCGGCGGGCTTGATAGACCTCACGGTTCAGCTGCAGGGCATCGCGGTACTGCGCCACGGCGTCCCCGGCGCCCTGCTCGCTGGCCTGGCGCAACTGGTCGCGCAGATCCTGCTCGCGGCGCTCGAATTGGCGCCGCTGGATTTCTTCCTGGGTGCCGGTGAGCTGCAGCAGTTCGTCGCGCAGGCCCTGGACGGTGTCGCGGGCGCTGTCGGCGAGGCCGTCCATCTGCGCCTTGGCGCTGGCCAGGGCGCTGCGCAGGCCGCTGAGCTTCTGCTCGCCGAGGGTGCGGCCGCTGGCGATGGCGCTTTCCGCGAGGCGAATGAACTGCCCGGTGTCTTCGTTTTGCGCGGCCATGGCGCGCTGGTAGAGCTGCTGGGCCCGGCCCACCCGTTCGTTGACCTCGGTGGCCACGTCGCCCACGGCGTTCAGGTAGCTGCGGGTGGAGAGCAGGCCCCGGGTTTGTTCCTTCAGCAGGGTGTCGTAGAGCTGGCCGGCTTCGTCGCTGACGTTGAAGAACGCCCGCCGGATGTTCTCGGCGGCCTCGGTGATGCCGGCGCCGGCCACCACCGCGCGCCGCCCGCTTTCCTCCATGGAGGCGCCGGCCTCTTCCGCCGCGGCAGCCTGTTCGTCCAGGGCCTGGTTGGTTTCCTTGGCGGCCGCCGCTTTGTCTTTCTCGGCACCGGTGGCGAGCTCGGTGGTTTCCTTGTAGATCTGGATGGCGCGCTGGAGGCGTTCCAGGGTTTCGGAGGCCTGGACGCCGGTTTCCTCGAGCGCGGCGTTGTAATCCTTCTGGGTGATCAGGCCTTCGGAGAGGGCGCGGTTGAGCTGCTCTTGCACCTGCAGGCGGCCGGCGCGGGATTCGATTTCTTCAAACGCCGCCAGATACGACTCGGTGATGATGCGGGACTGGACCTTCGCTTCCTCGCCGCTCTTCTGGACCTGCTCGACCACCTGACCAAAGCTGTTGATGGCCTTCCGTTCGACGACGCCGGCGAGCTTGTCGTATTCCAGGCCGAGATCGTCCAGGGAGCCACGCAGAGCGTTGTTGGCCCGCTGCTGCTCTTCGGCGGCTTCACGCGCTGCCGCCGCTTCCAGCTCCCGGTCCGCGATGATGCGCTTGGCGCGGTTGCGGGAAAACACGATCTGGGCGAGGTGCAGCCGCCGATCAATCCGCTCGATCTCTTCGGCGGTCTCCGCCGCGTCGCGCGCTTCCTGCAAGCGCTGGACCCGCTTCTCGGTGCGGGTTTCCTGGGCAATAACCTGCTCTTGATTGGCCAGCGCCTCGGCCTGGGTGAGTATCTTGTCCGACGCTTCCTGCTGCGCGTTCACCTGGCGCTGGGCGCCCTCTTCGGCGGCCTCCGCGCCGCTGGTGAAGATGTCCTCAAAGGCGCTGACGATATCGCGCCCGTCCTGCTTGACGCCGTCCAGCATGCTGCCGGAGATGGCGCCGGCCTTTTCGCTGAGTTCATCAAGCCGGCCACTGAGGCCCTCAGCGCCTACCAGATCGGTCAGCTCGGCGAGCGCTTTGCTGACCAGACTGGCGGAGCCGGTGATGGCGGCAGCGCCCGTCCTCCACACAGCCGTGACCGCGTTGATACCCACGCGCGCGGCGGCCACCACACGACTGGTGACGTCCGCCGCGACCTCCAGCGAGCGGACCAGGTTCTGGGCCCAGCGCCGGCTGCTGCCGTCTTCCTCGGCTTGGCGCAGGGTGTCCAGCAGCTCGCGGAGTTTGCTGCGGAAGACGTCCAGGGCGCCGCTCTCCGCCGCAGTGCGCAGCAGATCCCGAAACTCTTTACGCAGGGCGTTGAGCAGCCCGTTCAGCGTGTTGATCCGGGCAGCGCCGGCGCCTTCGGCCATGTTGCCGAACTCGGCAATGAGCTCGCGCATGACGTCGCGGCCCAGCTCGCCGGCGGTGGCCATCTCGCGGATGGTGCCGCCGGCGCGGCCGGTGACTTTCTCCAAGGCGCTGAGGATGGGAATGCCGGCGTCGGTGATGCTGTTCAGCTCTTCGAGCTGGAGCCGCTGGCTGGCCCAGCCCTGACCCAGCTGGGTGGTCAGGGTGTCCAGAGTCTGGGCGCCCTGGCCATAGCGTGCGTTGACGTCGATCAGGCTTTGCAGGGCGCCCGAGAGCGGGTCAATACCAAACGACTTGAGCCGGAGCGCCGCTTCAGCGGTGGCGTCCAGGCTTTGGGCGTTGCGCTCGGCGATCTGGTCGATGATGCCCAGGGCGCGCCCGCCCTCTTCCACCGACCCGAACACGCCGTCCAGCCGCAGGCGGAGGTCTTCCAGGCCGCCGGCCGCTCCGACCAAGGCGGTGAAGCCGCGACGCAGGCCTTCGATGACGCTGATGCCGGCCACAAGGCCAAGCAACCGGGCGCGCAACCCTGTGAGCACACCGGAGAAACCCGCGCCGCTTTGGCTGGCCGCGTCAAGCTGCGCCGCATGGGTCGCCGCCTCTTTGTTCACCCGGTCAAACGCTTCGCGGGTTTCGGTCAGCTCACGCTGGACGCGCGTTTCAGCGCGGGTCAGGTCGTCGGTTTCGATGCCCGCGCGGTTGAGCGTTTGCACGTGCCGCCCGAGTTCGCGTTGGGCCTTGCGGTACTCGGTGTTGGCGATGCTTTGGGCGGTGCGCGCCTGCTTTACCGCAAGGGCGTATTCGGCCTGGGTCTGGCCGGCCTGCCGGCCTTCCGTGCGCAACCGCTCGTACTCGGTGACGGTTCTGCCAAGTTCCTTTGTCGCGTCGTCGGCGGCGCGCTTGGTGTCGTCGAAGCCCTTGATAGCCGCTTCCTGGCGGCCCAGTTCGTTGAGCTTCTTGTCGAGTTTCTCCCCTTCGTCCCGCAGCGCAGTGAGGCTTTCACTGGCGGTGTCGGCGTTCTTTGACATGAGGTCGCGCAGACGCAGGACTAGGTTAACAACGCCGTCACGCAAGGCCATGGGGAGAGACTCCGAGAATCAGGTGCAGCCCCGCGCTGGGCGGGGCGGGTGATGGTGTGGGTTACGGTTAATTGAGTTCGATGAACTCGTAGGGGGCTTTCTTGCCAGGGGGCGTGCGGAGCTGACCGCCCAGTTGGCCGGTAATGAACGTGTCCTGCATCATGTCCGTGGCCTGATTGGCGTTCAGCCGGCTTTCCCAGATATACAGACGCCCCCACTTCTTCGTGGCAAGGTTCTGACCGAGCAACTCGATATAACGAGGCTTGTCGATCTCAGTGCCGCCGTAGATGTGCGACCCGGATTCGGCGAGGTACTGGTATTGCACAGACACTTCCACCGCCGCTGATTCCCGGAGGGCCTTAATGAAACCGCCGCGCTCATGGATTTCATAGTCGGTGCCAGCGACGAGCTCGGTGGTGGTGTCGGTGTCGGTCACCACCGGCTTATTGGCTTCGGACATGTCGACGTTGGGGTGTGCCAGTTTCACCCACTTGCCGAGCACCAGCGTTACTGTTTCTGCTGTGACCGAGCCTCCCTCAACTTCGTGCTTCTCCAGTGTGCCGCCGAGGCACTCGGCAAACATTTCAGCCGGGAGGGAATCGAATGTAATGGCCAGCGCGGACGGATCAGCCGGCAGGTTCAGGGTATCCAGCGCCTGCCCGTAGCTTTCGGGTTGCTTGCTGATTCTGTTGCGCGCTTCGCTGGTGGGCGGCGTGATCTGCAGGGAGGGGATGTTGATAGGGCCGTTCATTGAGCCCGGCACCCCGTTGGTGCTCTCGGCCATGAACACCTCGCCGGCAAAGATTAGCCCGGTGTCTTGATACATGATGTTCTCCTTTGGCGCGGGGCGCCTGTTGGTTTAGGGCGTTAAAATCAGTTGGTAATCGGCGGTGATGGGAATACCAGCCCAGGCCACGCCCCCACCGCCTTCGGGAATGTTGTATTCGATGTCGCCGACTTCAGAATCAAGCGCGAACCCGTCGACGTAGCTCAGATTGTTGCGGTCAGCCACCGCGCGGATCACGTCGTTGGTGTGCCGCAGGAGCTCGGTGGTAATGCCGTCATCGACCCGGTCGACCACGACGACGTGCAGCTCCAATTGCCGCCTCAGCCGGCCGCCGGAGGATTTGCTCAGGCGGCGATCGATCCCGGGCTGGAGGGCGATGAATGGGTAATTGCTGCGGGCGTCGTCTGCAATGGCATCCGCGAGCCAGCCCTCGTACAGTTCGGCACCGGCGTCCGAGTGGTACCCATTCGCTTTGGTGATCGACGCCAGCCGGCTTTTATAGGTGTCCAGTATCTGCACCGTCAGGATCGGATCGCTCATGGGTTACCTCAGGAACGTAGTTTCCGGGTCGTCGCCGGCGGTGTTGCTGTAGATTGAGCGGACCTTTTCGGTGTAGCGGGCGGTGAGCGTGCGCATTAGCCCTTCGGACAGGTCGCTGCGGTGCTGCTGGAAGGCCTGGCTGACACTCGGGGCGTGAATGATCAGGTAGTCATCACGCGCGTCACCGGTGCGCACGGCGATGCCGGTGGCGTTGCTGTCGCGCAGCTTCGGGATATAGAAAAACTTCGGCTGCGTGTAGCTGCGCCCGGGCACCACGGTGCCGGTGATGCCGGCGTGCTTGGTACCGGGCTTACTCCGGTTCGGCCTACGCAGCTGCCGATGCGGGAAGCGGGTGAGCAGCGTGCCGCGCCGGGTGGCCTGCACGCTGGCTTCCCAGACGGCCCCCTTCTGTACGGGCCGGGTCACGCGCAGGTGGCGCCCGATGTAGCTGTCGGTTAGCGCCAGGCTCTTGCCGATCACGCGAATGGCTTCCCGCCGGCCTTCTTTCGCGCCTTGCTCGAGCAGTTCGCGGCTGCCTTGGCGGGCGAAGCCAGCGAGCTGCTGCAGGGCGTCCAGCTGGATCTGGATGTCGCGGCTCATTCCCCGTGCCATTCGGTGACCTCCACGATCAGATCGGTGCCGGTGTCGCGGTGCAGGCGGTCGATGACCCACACGCGGTTGTTCAGGGTGATGCGGTCAGCCCGGCGCGGGTGAGGCCAGGCCGACTTTGGGTATTCGATGCGGGTGACGGTTTGAACGACTACCCCCAGGTCGTCGCGGACATCCTCGTGGTCGAGAATGGCGAACTCGGTGTCCGCCGGCGCGCGATCCGACAGCAGCGGGCCCGGCTCGAAGTGGGCCGGGTCGCCGTAGTGCCGGAAGTTGGCGTCGTCGTTGAGCGCCTGGAGGTGATCGAATTGGCTCATCGTTAGAAGCTGGCGTTGAGCCGCACCTCGCAGGTGGTGTCGCCGTCGGCAGCGGCCTGGGCGAACACGCCCACCTTCAGGTATTCGGTGGCCGGTGAGCCGCCATCGTCTGCCGCGGTGGTCATCGCGGTGCCGTTCCAGTAGGCGGGAGCGTACTGGGCCGGTTCATCGGCCGATGCCTTGGGCAGGTCGTCGAAGACGCCACCCGTGCGCAGCGTGTATTCCTCGCCGGCAACGGCGTCGGTGAGCGCGACACCGAACACGCCTTCGACGACTTGGAAGGAGCCGCTGGCCACGGTGGCGGTGGCCAGCACCGTCAGGTTCTGGCCTTGGGCCCGGAAGTTCTTAGCCATGATTGTTACCTCGTTTTCAGGGAATCAGGGTTGGTGCCGCCCTTCCGTGGGCGACGCACCAAACGGGGTGCCGGTAGTTACTGCCCGACGTTTCTGACAAAGCCGCGGTGATCGATGGCACCGGCGCCGAAATCCTGGCGCGCCTTGATCTTTATGCCGTCCACCTCGAAGCCCTGCTGGGTCTCGATGTAGACGCCTTCCTCGCCGGTGAGGTAGGCGTACTCAATGGTGTCGATGCGGGACGGCGCCGCCGCCACGTACCAGGTGGTTTCGCTGACGTCATCCAGGCGCGGCTCGACAATCAGCTGCAGAGTGTTGGCGAACGGGTTCACGTCGGCGGATTTGGCGCTGAGCACCTCGGACAGAATTCTCTGGCCTTCGGTCTCCAGCGCTGCCGGAACGATCAGGTACTCACCGGCCAGGTTGAGCGGGCGCTTGGAGTTGATGCCCTTCTGACGACGCATGAGCTTGCGCGCCTCGGTGAGCGTCTCGACGGAGATCGCGCCGGCGCCGGCGATGTTGTTGTGGTCGGCGTGGAACAGCGCCTTGTTGTCCGCCATTTTCACGTTGCCAGTGAGCAGCCCCCAGACGATGTTGCTTTCCAGCTCGGCGGCGCTGGCACCGAACGCCTGCGGGATCCGGCTGAACGCGTCCAGGTCATCGTTGATGATGGTCTGGCGGGTCAGCGCGATGATCTTGCCGTAGGTTTCCAGGCGGTAGCGCTGGTTGTCTTCGCCCATGGTGCCGTAGCGGAATTCGCCGTTCTCATCGACTTTTTCCAGCTCCGGCGCCTCGCCGAGCTGGGCCCGGTTGATGTACTTGAAGTCGCTGGCCGTGGTCTGGCGGCAGAACGGCTGGAAGGTACGGGGCGCCGCCTCGTAGCCCTGGCGCAGGGTTTTGTTGGCGACGTCGGCCAGGATGGCCGGGAAGTCGCTGGTGGAGTGCATGGCTTCAGCGGCGATCGCCATGGGCGTCATGCCCCGGGTGGATTTCCCACCGTAGTTGAGCACTTCCTTGGCCATGTCCAGCAGGTTCATGCCGCGGTAGTTGACGGCGTCGTCGGCCAGTTTGTGCTGGCGCGGGTCAACGCGGTTCATCAGGGCGGCCACCATGCCGGCGCGCAGCGCTTCGCCGTCGTGGGCGACGGACACATGGCCACCGGGCAGGTTGTTCATCTGGCGCTTGGCCAGCGCGTCGAGCGCCTGGTTGCGCGCCTCGGCCACGCTGGCGCCGCTGTCGATCAGGGTCTCCACCAGACTGTCGTCCAGGCGGTGGGTTTTGCCGAGGTTGCGAATGTCCTTGCAGCGAGTGCGCTCGGCGGCAATCGCGGCGGTGGCGGTGGAGCCGGCGTTCTCCGCTTTGCTGGCCGCAGCGGCAGGGATTTCTTCTTCCTCTCCCTCGCCGTCGGCGGCAGGCTCACGGCGCGACCCGCCGCGATTCTCGGCACCGGTGGCGTCGCCGCCGGCGTTGTCGCCGCCTTCCTCGCCGGACTTGGCTTTGGCTTCAGCAGCGACGACCCGGGCCTTGAGCTGGGCGTCTTTTTCACCATCGAGGCGGCACAGGCCCACCGCCTTGGCGCGTTGGTCAAGATTCATATCATCACCTTTCGGTTTGGGTTTGTTCGCGGCGGTGGCCGCTGTGGAGTTGCCCGCCGGCGGCGGGCGGTGGAACAGGTTCACGGCCGCTTGCGGGGCCTTGTCGAATTGGCTCAGGTCCGCCTGGGCGACGGCCTGGATGGGGGCCACGAGTTCGTCGGCGAAACCCATCTCTACGGCTTGCTCGCCGTTGAGCCAGGTTTCGGCGGCCATCATGGCTTTGATGGTTTCTTTATCGATGCCGGTTTTGGCGGCGTAGATGTCGGCGACGGTGTCTTCGAACTGGTCGTAGACGTCTGCGGTGCGCCGGTGGTCGTCGGATTCGCCGTAGCTGGGCCCGTTGGGCTTGTGGATCATGATGAAGGCGTTGGGCGGGATCCGTACGGTGTCGCCCGCCATGGCGATAACGCTGGCCATGCTGAGGGCGATGCCGTCGATGGTGACCTCGACCGGGCGCTCGTTGTATTTGAGCCGGTTGTAAATCGCCAGGCCCTCGACGATGTTGCCGCCTTCGCTGTGGATCCGTACCGGCAACGGCCCGGTGCCGTTGCTCAGCGATTCGAGCTCGTGGACGATGGTTTCCGCGTCGAGGCCATCGAACCAGTCACCGATCACGCCGTAGAGCAGCAGCTCGCCCTGGGCGTTGATTCGGTTTGTTGCGGACAAAGCGAGGCCCTGGGCGGTGGCCTTGGCCAGCGCCTTCTTCTTGAACTGTGGCATGGGAACTCCGGGTTACTCGGTGACGGGGTCGTTGGCCGGATCGGGAAAGCCGGTTTCGCCCTGGCGGGCCTGGGTGACGCCGGCGTTGCTTACCAAACCGGGGTCGGTGATGAGCGTCAGGCCGCGCGAACGCAGGCTCTTGATGTCTTGCTCGAGTTCATCCAGTACGTCGTCGGCCTCGTAGCCCGTCTCGCGAATCATCTGGCTCTGTGACTTGAAGCCGGCCCGGACCATCTGAACCATCGGCCCGACTTCGCGGGACGGGTCGAGCAGCTCGCGTTGCGGCGGCGCCCACTCCCACGTGACTCCGGTGAGTGGGTCATTGCTTAGCGCCATGGCAGCGTTGAACCAGCGGGCCAGTCCATCGCACAACGTCGGGATCAGGGTGTTCCAGCGATAGCTGTCGACCTCGCGGAGGAACTGCAGCATGCCGGCCCGGAACGACGAATAGTTGACTTCGCTCAGGTTGCCGGTGAGCAGCTCGAACGGAATGCCGTAGGCAATAGCGATGGCGTGCTGTTCGACGCTGACGAACTCGCCATGACCGGTAACGCTGGGCGGTGTGCTGAACTGGACCTGCTCGCCGGCACCCAGACGGGCGAACAGTGCAGGCTCCAGCTTCTCGGGCAGCACGTCGCCTTTACGATCACCCTCGCCCTCTGGCTCCGTGATGATCCCCACCAGGCAGGCGGCGATTTTCTGCGCTTCGATTCGAGCATCCTGGTAGTCGTCCAGGTTCTTCATGCGCATCAGCGCCGCAGTACCACGGGGCACGCCGCGCACTTGCCCGGGCCGCAGCATTTCGTACAGGTGGATCACGTCCTCCGCCGGCGTGAATTTGCTGCCGGTGATCGGCGAGAGGCTAGCCATGGCATCGCCAGGGTGGTTCTGGTGCAGCCAGTAGCCCACCCGCTTGTGGCGCGCGTCGAACTGTACGCCCTGGACGGCATAGCCGCCGTTCATGGGTCCGTTCTTTGTGTGGTCGAGGTAGTCGCCTTCCAATAGCCGCACCTTCAGCGGCACAGGATTGCTTGGGTCGCGCTCGGTGATTCGGACGATCAAAGCATCGCCGGATTCCATCGCGGTGCGCACCGCGGCGGATTGCAGGCCGTAGCCGTTGAGCCGACCGTCGTAGTCGATGGCGGTGGTCTCAATCCAGCCGAGCATGCGCCGGCGGGCGTCTTCCTGGACGCGCTCCACCGGCGCCTTGGCGCGCGGGCGGATGCCGGCGCCGACTATGTTGGTCGTCAGGCCGCGCAAAGCGCTGGCCGCGTAGGGGTTGTTGCGCACCATTTCACGGTGTCGGGCGCGCAGCAGCGGCAGCGCCGCCCTGCTCTCGGCGTTCGCGCTGGTATCCCGGCCCCGGGTCCAGGTGTTGCGGCGGCCCTTGCCTGCGCCGTCGTAGCCGTTGGCGGCGCGCAGTCGATCGGTTAATGCACGAGCGCGGGTGCGGCGCGCTTCCGCTTCAGGGGCGAACCACCCGATGGTGCGATCAAGCCAGGTCATTGGTACCCCCGGTCGAACGTAGGCGCGTAAACGGCCTGCCGCTTGCGAGTGGGGCTGGCCAGCCGGCGCTCAATCATGTTGCGGATACGAATCATGTCGTCGAGGCTGCGGAACTCCGTGGTCTTCCCGTTGTGGGTCACACGGAGGGTGCCCGACGCGATCGCTTTATCGAGCCGGTCCAGGTCCTGTTGCGTGTACGCCATGGGGTTAGTTCCAGTAAGAGGATTTGCGGCGCCGGGGTGGCGCGGCCGCAGCGGGTTCTTTGCCGCCGAACATATCGCCTTGCTTCAGCTGGGATTCGTATTCGTCCCAGCGGTCGTCTTTCCAGGTGTGTAGCCGCAGGCTGTAGGCGGCGTGCAGCGCGTAGATCTCGCAGTCGGCGGCTTCCACGGGCTGGCCGGGCTTGTCGTGCCAGATCAGCTTGCCGCTGAAGCGCGCGCTGGGCGCTTTGATCACGCCGGTGAGCTGCTCGTAATAGTCGTCGCGGACGTCCTGGTACCAGTGCATGCGGCCGGGCCCGGAGCCGCGCAGGCTGAGCCGCCCGCCTTCGCCGAACAGCAGGTCTTTGGCTTTGTGCGTGCCCACCTGGTAGACCAGCAGGCCGAACTTGCTGGCCTTGGTTTGGCGCTTGCCCTTGTAATCGGTCTTCTTCGGGGCGCTGAAAATCTCGCGGCGGCCGTAGTCGTTACTGCTGCCCTTGATCGCGCGGACGCCTCGGCTCTGCCGGGTGCGGACGAATTCGTAGACCTGCTCAGTGGAGTGGCCGCCGCTGTCGATGCTGACCGCGCGCGGCAGCAACCGGTGGCCAGCCTCGCTCTGGATCGGCGTGGCCAGAAGGTCGTCCAGTTCTTTCCAGACGGGGTCGCTGGAATCCGTGGTGCTCACCTTGGCGTACAGCTCGCCCCAGTAGAGCAGCCAACTCTCCATGCCCCGGCCCCAGGCGCGCATCACCACCGCCAGCCGGTCGCGCTGAACGTCAACGCCGACGGTGATAATCAGGCCGCCGAGGGGCACCCAGAATTCGCGGTAGTCCTCGGCGCGCTCGCGCAGCACCTCCGCGTCCGGGGTTGCGGTTTCGTAGGCGTAGGTGCGGCCCAGCTTCTGGTTCGTGAACGTGATCTTGCCGCTCAGGTCGCCCTTGGTGGCCTGGTACTCGGCGGTCAGGTGATCGCGCACTACGTCGGCCAGGGTGGTCCCGGGTACGCAGGCGTACAGCTCGCTGAGCTCCATGAACCCAGCGCTGCCGTGAAACGGCTGCGTGGGCGTCCAGCCGCAGAGCGGGTCGCCGGCGGCGACGGCGTTGAACACCGTGTCGCGGACGTTGCGCTGGCGCTGGTCGTCGTCCCAGGCGGCACCGCAGTGCGGGCAGCCGTACACCGCAGTGTCTGGCAGCGCCCGCCCGAACACTTCGTGCTCCGGGGAGTCGTCGTCGGCGTCCAGCCAGCTGACGTTTTCCCAGGCCAGGACGTGGGCCTCGTCGCATTCGTGGCAGACCACCGGGAGCACCCGGCAATCAGATTGCTTGATGCGGTGTTCGGTTTTGCTCAGGTCGCGGATGGTCGGGGTGCCGCCAACGATGAGCTTGCTGCCCAGGTAGCGCTTGAGCCGCTCTTCCAGCAGGCCGATCGCGGTGCCCTGCTGCTTCACGTCGTCGCTGGTGTCGTCCGGTTCCTCGATAACGCCAACGCCCACCGAGCTGGTGGACTTCACGTTGCCCGGGCTGTTGGACCCGACCAGCTTGAGGAAGCCACCCGGGTAGCTCTTCAGATCCCACCGGTTGCCGGCCTTCCGACTGGTGCTCACGTCGATCAGGCCCCGCAGGATGGGCGAGGCTTCGAACGCCGGGCACAGCTTTTCATCGTGGAACGCTTTGCCGTCCTTCTCTTTGGCGAACAGCACCATGATCGGCGCCGGGTGGGCCTCCACCCGCTTGGCCAGATAGCCGATCAGGAAGTAGGTCCAGCCGATCTGGGCGGCCTTCATCAGGTCGACCTCGCCCACCGCCGGATCGTCCAGCGCCGCGGCAACGCCGAGGAAGTACGGCGCGTAGTGGAAATCGTAGGTGCCGGCCAGGTCGCCGATGGCTTCCGGCAGGTGGTAGTGCTCAGTAAGCCACTGCGCCGTCGCCACCGACTTGCGCGGCCGGAACTTCGCCGCCGCCTGATTCAAGATCCCCCGCAGCGTGCTCCGCAAAGCCACCAATTCGCTCGATTGCAGGTTCAATGACATCGGTAAGGGTCTCGGGGGCGATCGTGATTCCGTGCTCGCTTTCCAGGGCCTGGCGCAGCTTCTCCACCGCCGCGCGAATTTCCCTGTTGGTGTGGCCGGCCCAGTCGACGACGATGCGGGCGGCGTCGTCGGCCGGCACCAGTTTGCCGAGGCGCTCGGCGTAGCTGAGGCGCATCATCGCGGTCTTGGCCTGGGCTTCCTCCACTCGGGCAGTGGTCAGGGCGCCCTGGTTGTCGCCACCGCGCCCGGCGGCGTAGCTGCGCAGGTGGTCGCAATAGGCGCGCAGCCATTCACCCATGGATCCGTTGCGCGGGAGGTGGCCGTCGTTGAGGTGCTTGCTCACCGCCGGCTGGCTGATGCCAACCAGGCGCGCAAACGCGCTGGCCGTCGCGCGATCATCAAGTGAAGTCATCCGGAAACCACCGTATAGCTATAACCCCCTATGCCGCGCCAAATCTGCAAACAGATCGCGCTCTACGCGCCCTTGAGCGGTCTGGCCCGGGAAGGACCCGCGGCCATGGGGGTGCCCCAAAAGGGTGCATTTGTCAGGGTTTCGAGACGCCAGCGGCATCGGGTCGTTGTTGGTTGGCTTCCCGTGCCGCGTCGATCGTTGCGTTGTGTTTGCGGGCCCGTTCCTCTGTCCGCTCGATGTAATCCACGAACGTGTCGTTGCCGCCGCCTGGGTACCAGACCGGCATGACGAAGTGCGGCAGCAGGTCATCGGGGATCGTTTGGTGAACCACCTTCGTCTGCACTGGGGGCGCAGGGCACCAGCTCGCACAGCCGCTGATCAACAGGCTCAGGGATATCAGTAGCCATCCAGTCGCCCGCCTCGGCATCGAGCCGGCGCCGCCAGGCGCGCCGCTCGGCTTCCATTTGCTCGCCGATCTGGCGTATCTCGCGATCACGTTTCTCACGGATGGCCGCCTCATGGTCTCGTTGCTCGGTGAGCGTGCGCACCTGGTCACGCTCAGTTTTCAGGCTCTCGGTGAGCTGGGCGTTCTGCTGCTTCACACCACCGAGGTCCGCATTGAGCGTCTGGATGTGACGATACTGGTAGTAGTTAGCCCCGATCAGGGCGGCCATCACCACTGCGATCACCAGCCAGACTTTCCAACCCACCCCCATCATCAAGGCACATCTCCCGTTCGCGCTGCCGGCGAGTGACGATGCCGTAGCAGTTGTTGGTACGGATGCGGCAATCACGCCCGCCTGCATACACCCAGCGCAACAGTTCGTCGCACGCACCCTGGGCATCGCCGGCGTTGAGCTTGCGCCTCAGCGTTGAACGCCGAAAGGCGGTGGGCCCGACGTTGTAGATGAACGATGCCAGCGCGGCCCGGCGTGACGGCGGCATGTCCACCTCCACCGAGTTATCCAGCACGGCCAACGCTTTCTTGATCTCTGCGCGCAACATGGCGTCGCATTCCGCGTCGGTCGCCGTGTCGCCGATCTCGACGTTGTGAGTGATCCCGTCGCAGATGGTCGCGACGCCAACAGGGTCGAGGTAGGCTTCGTTGCTGCGCCCCTCGAACACGCTCACCGCGCCGATGGCCGCCGCCATGGCGATGGCCGTACCGCCGGCAACTTTTCCTGCCCGGTTCATGAGCGCCACCGAAATAGCCAGCGCACTCTTCCTGCTATGCGGCCCCAAAGCTTCGGCACGCCAGTCCAGTACTTCGGAACCAGCAGGCCGATTTGCAGCACCAAGTACAGGATGGTCAGCACCGCGATCCAGTCGGACAGGGTGAGGCCCATGATCTTCGACGCTGTTGTTATCAGGACCGGCGGCGAGGCCTTGACCAGCTCTGCCGCCAGGCTCACGTCTCTCGGGTCGGACACACAGCCCCCAGTATCAAAGCGCCCGCGCCGATGCGCTGGCGGTGAATTCGACGCCCGTCGGTGGGCAAGCCCATCGCCCGCTATCAACGTGGTGCAAATAGAAAGGCCCGCCGAAGCGGGCCTGGGTGGCCGCTGGGAACGGCCGGGGGAGATCGTGCGGGCACAAAAAAACCCGCCGAGACTTTCGTCTGGGCGGGCTTCTCCACGTTGGAAAAATGATGGTCGTTTTTGTCCCGGTCGTCAAGCGGTCAAGATAAAAATAACCCGAGGGCCTCTCACGCCGCATTCTCGGCGAACTGACGCCACAGGTGTCGGAGGCAGGATTCCTCCAACGAATGCAGCTCCGCAAGCATGTCATCGGCACGTTTCGCCCAGGTCTCTGAGAACCGTGATTTCGTGATCTGCGCCACGGCCGCTCGCTCACGCACTGACATGCGGCCCTGTCCTGTGCCCTTGCAGCGTCCGCACGACAACCACCGGTCCACCATCACCAACGGCGCGGCGCTGTCCTGGTCCTCAGCACGCCGTTCCGGCTGCTGGATCCACACTTTGCCCCGCCCGTAACAATGGGTACAGCGATAGGGCCAAACCAGCTCGAACACACACAGCTGCGCCAGGCCTTCGCAGTAGTCGGTTTTCCAGCCCGCTTTTAAGCAGCGCCGGTGCAGTTCGGTCTGAACCCATCCGGCCAGCTCCAGCTGGGCAGTGTTGTCGTCGCAGAACTTCGCCCGGCCCACCAGGATCGCTTCGGGCTTTAATCGGCCCATGCCCAGCGCCGCCCCGACATCGGTCGCCGAGATAAGTGCCGGCCCACCGCCCCCGCCGGCGCCGTCGATCGCTACGCCCCTCGCCGTCAACTTCGCTACCAACCGAATCGGATTCATCGTCCCTCCCTACCAAAATTGAAATGTTTGTCGTGGAACAACACAAAACAGCGACGCCTGGGGTATGCCCAGGGTGTCGCCCAGGGTTTGAATTGAAGTAAGTGATTGAAAAAAAAGAAGATGCCCAGGGTGCCCGGTGTGCCATGGGTTATACCCTCGCGCCCGTGGGAAGCACGCACGCCCATTCCAGAGGAAGGGCCGGGGAAGGAAGCAACCGCACGCACACCCGCACAGGCGCGCGCGTAGACCCTGGGCACACGGGGCACCCTGGGCATATCTTTAGGAATCAGGCAGTTACGGTAGCGGCCACCCTGGGCGACACCCTGGGCATACCCTGGGCGCCACCGTCTTCCAAACTCACGCTTCAGGGTCATGGCTCACCCTCATCGACGTTTGGAATTCGGACACACAGCGCCCCAGCCACTCTTCCTGAGTTTCCCCTTCGCCGGGCCCGCCGACAATGAAGAACGTCCCTTTCTTGGCGCCGTTAGGCGGCACCCGCCACCGCACGCCGGCGACCTTGTCTTCCCGGGTCGCCAGCATGGTGCTGAACTTCGTCTGACTGATGACGTGTTCGCTACGCCTCTGGCACCACCGCTTATACACTGTGTGCAAATCATCGGTCAGACAGCTCTGGTACGGCACGTCCAGCTCGCCGTCCTGCCACTTGCGATGGAAGGTGTCCCAGCTGGGCCGGCCAAAATCGATCAGTCGGCGCTTAGCCACGGTGATCGGCGGTTCGCTGTGGTGGCCGAACGGCACGTATTCCAAACCGTTCTCGGTCTCTTCCTGCACCACCAGCGGCAACGCCATCAGGTAGCCGTAGAAAGCCTCCACGCCGCCGTTTTCGATCTCCCGCAATACGCCCTGCTTCAGCTTCTCGCCGAGCTTAATGCGCGGCCAGATCACCAGCAGCCGCCGATCAGAAGGCTCGACCGGGAACGGTTGGATCTCGTTGGAAAGGAACACCGCATTCATGTGGTTGGCCTCCTCCCACCCCGAGACGAACTTCTTCTCGATGCGGTGAGTGGCGCCCGTGATCATGTGCTTGAGCGTGCCGGTGTGGGAGTACTTCTGGTCCCTCGAGAACACCTCCTCGAACAGCCCGAAGAGCTTCTGCGAGCGCCAGTCGGTGTATTGGCTTTCCAGCTGGTGCTGGCCCAGGGTAGCCGCGTACTCGCCGTACACCGGTTTAATGACTTCCTCAAACAGCAGCGACTTGCCAGTGCCGTGCGTCTCCGAATGCATAAGCACCGCGCTGGCCAGCTTGGTGCCGACCTGCTGCATCGGGAACGCCAGCCAGCACATCAGCCACTGGTACACCCGGTCGTCAAAGTTGCAGAGGTGCCGGATCAGCTCGCGGATATTCGCGCAGCGGTCAGGATCGTGCCGGGGGCTCAGCGGCAAGCCGCGGAACATATTGATATAGCCGTCGTCTTA